TTCTACCATTCTCGGAAATAACGCTCCCTCCTTCAGAGATTCAAACATCTACTAATGGTGATGTTGGAACTAGAATTTTCTTTGATGCTCCAGTATACGTTGAAGAGCAAACTGAATATGCAATGGTCTTAGTTTCTGCTTCCACGAAGTATAAAGTTTGGATTTCTAGAGTTGGTGAAAACGACAGAATTACAGATCAGTTCGTTTCTACTCAACCAGATCTTGGATCCTTCTTTAAATCTCAAAATGGTTCTACTTGGGAACCAAGCCAGTGGGAAGATCTTAAGTTCGTAATTAACAGAGCGAGATTCTCTCCTTCTGGAACTATGGAACTGTATAGTCCAATCCTTGCTGAAGGAAATGCTCAAGTTCCTACATTGATGCCAGATTCAATTAATCTAAATTCTAGAAAAATTAGAGTTGGATTAACAACAGGTCTGAACTTTGCAAATAATGGTAGTCATGTTCCTGAACTCGGAAACACAATTTTCCAAGTTAATTCCAATGCAACTGGCAACTATGTTGGTAGTGCGGGATCTGCAACAGGTAACCTTAATCTTAATAATGCTGGTATTGGATTTACCCCACATAGTGGAAGTTTTGGATATGACAATACTTCATTATCCAATATAACTGGTGTTGGTCAAAATCTGACAGCAGACATTCATGTTGTCAACGGTGTTGTTGCTGTTGCAACGGTTCGTAGTGGTGGATCTGGTTACACCGTTGGTGATGTTCTTGAACTTTCCAGCGGACTTGGTAATCAAGCTACCGGAAGAAATGCTAGATTCTCTATTGTTTCTATTGGCGCTACAAATGAACTGATTCTTGATAATGTTCAGGGAGACTTTATCACAGGTGTTGGAAACACAATCATGTTTACCAACAGTGTCGGTATTGGCACCACCCTTGGTGGAGAAAATTCTGCCGCTCGTGTCAGTTCTGTTACTACTGTCTCTGATGGTCTTCATATCGTTGTTGATCATAGAAATCATGGAATGCACCACGAGACCAATAGAGTAATCCTTTCTGACATTGAACCTGATGCTATTCCAACAAAGATTTCCGTAGCATACGATGAAACATCTACGAGTGATATCAGTGTCGATGATTCAACTGAGTTTGGAACGTTTGAAAACGTTGGTATTGGTACAACTAATGCTGGTTACCTGTTAATCGGTGAAGAGATCATGTCTTACACTGAAACTAATGGTAATACACTTGGAGGAATTACCAGACAGATTGATGGAACACCTGCCACCGATTACCCAGCAGGAACACCTATTTACAAATATGAACTTGGTGGAGTATCATTAAGAAGGATTAACAAAGAACACGCTCTTAGCGATGTTACTGTTAATAATCCAATCACGTTTGATTCTTATAACGTTAAGGTTGATATGGCGTCTTCTGGTATTGCCAGAACGACTGGAGAGAGTTTCCCAATTCTCTACCTCAATCAAACCAAATCATCCGGTGGGTTCGGTGCTAAGGCCACTCAGAACATGCAGTATGAGATTATCACACCACAGATTCAGAATCTGACTCTCCCTGGAACTAACATCAATGCTACGATGAGATCTATTTCAGGAACAAGTTTGGGTGATGGATCTGCAGATGGCACTGATCTTCCATTCGTTGTTCAAGATAGAGATGCTCTTACTCTTAACAACAGCAATTATCTTTCTTCACCAAGAATTATTGCTTCAAGAGTTAATGAGACCAATGCAGCATCACTGCAAGATCTTCCAGGTGAGCGTTCATTGAACATCACACTTGAACTTACTACTGACAGCGAGTTCCTCTCGCCTGTTATTGATACTCAAAGATTGAGTGCAATTTTCACAACCAACAGAATTGATGCTCCAATCACAAATTATGCTCAAGATAATAGAGTCAATAGTTTGAATGAGGATCCAACATCTTGTCAGTATGTTTCTAAGGAGAACAATTTAGAAAATCCTGCTTCTTCACTCAAGGTTATTCTTGATGCTCATATCAACCAATATGCAGACATCAGAGTATTCTATGCAGTTAGCGAAACATCTAATTTTGATCCTATATTTATACCATTCCCTGGCTTTGATAACTTGAATGATAAGGGTGAAATCATTGCTTTTGAAAATAGTAATGGCAAATCTGATACTCGTAATGTAGTATCTGATGTTGCCGGATTTGCTCCTCAAGACTTAGATTACAGAGAATTAACATTCACTGCTGATAATCTTCCAGCATTCAAGTCGTTTAGAATCAAGGTTCTTATGACAAGTACGAATCAGACCTATCCACCTAGAATGAAGGACTTGAGAGTTATCGCCACCGCATAATATGAAACATAAAGTAAAGGATCAAACTCATCTTGTTAGAGATACTACAAACAACTGTATTATTAATACAAGTCAGTCTCAATATAATGATTACATACGCCGTCGTAATGTAAAAGACGAAGAAAAGCGAACTATAGAAAATCTTGAGACTGACGTTGCTAGTATGAAAGATGATTTAAATGAAATCAAGTCACTATTAAGGAGTTTAACAAATGGATCCTGACACAATTGAACTTAAAAATTTGTCAAAGAGTTTTGCATATCAAAAAATTGCAGTCGAAATTGATGAGTGCGATGATCGTGAAACTCTCAGGACCATCGCTAAATCATTTGTCAAACTTTATTATAAGCAACAAGAGACAATGCAGATCATAGGATTACCGACAGATGGCAACTAAAAAAATAACTTTCGATCCGGATGCAGGTGCTTCACCAGAGGCTAATTTTAGTATGCTTGGTGGAGCAAACTTTGAAGGAAACTTTGAGGTTGTAGGCACATCTAATACTGCCTTTAGTCTTGAGGGGTATTCTGGGTCATCTCAGATGACTAAGAGCGTATCTATCGGGTCCACTGCTTTTCCTGCAGCAACTTTTGCTGTTGGATTTACAAGTGCTCTTGATGGTAAGGTTCGCATCTCTCTTGGTGGAACACAGACTAAATTGTTAAATGAAGGTCGATATGTATATGATGTGATTGTTAGTTCTGGAAATACATTCTACACGTTAGTTAATGGTAATATTCTTGTACGTCCAGGAGTGTCATCAATAACGGCACTATAAATATAAAAAAGGTAATATATTGTAAATGGCACAACCATCTACCCGACAAGAACTCATTACCTATTGTAAGAGACAACTTGGGGCTCCAGTATTAGAAATAAATGTCGCTGATGAGCAGATCGAAGATCTGGTAGATGATGCTATTCAATATTTTCATGAGAGACATTTTGATGGTGTAATACAAACCTTTTTACACTACAAATTTACTCAAGATGACGTAGACAGAGGAAAGGGTCCTGATAAAGCAGGAGTTAGTGGAATCACGACAACAACTGTTAATCATAGTGTAGGCGTCACAACTACTTTTCAATACGAGGAAAATAATAACTACATTCAAATTCCACCAGCTGTTATTGGTGTAAACAAAATTTTTCGTTTTGACGGATCTAACACTGCAACTAATAACATGTTCAGTGTTAAATATCAACTATTCCTTAACGACATTTATGGTTTAGGATCAACAGAAATTCTTAGTTATGCAATGACTAAAAGATATCTTGAAGATATCGATTTTGCATTGAGTACAGAAAAGATGATTAGATTTAATCAGAGGCAAGATCGTTTATATCTAGACATTGATTTTGGTAGTGTTAGAGAAAATGATCGTATAATTCTTGATTGTTATCGAGTAATAGACCCCTCAGACCACTCTAGAGTCTTTAATGATTCATTCTTAAAGAGATACTTAACAGCCTTAATTAAAAGACAATGGGGACAAAATTTGATTAAGTTCCAAGGAGTAAAACTTCCTGGTGGAACAGAACTAAATGGCAGACAAATCTATGATGATGGAATGAAAGATCTTGAAATTATCAGAGAGCAAATGTCTAACACGTATGAACTTCCACCTCTTGATATGATCGGATAAGGATTATGTTAAATCCATTTTTTCAACAAGGATCCTCTGGAGAGCAAAGTCTTGTTCAAGATTTAATCAATGAACAGTTAAGGATATATGGCATAAATGTACATTATTTGCCAAGAAAATATCTAACACAGAACACTGTTATAAAAGAAGTAATAGAATCAAAGTTTGATGATGCCTACCCGATAGAGGCTTACATCGAATCTTTTGAAGGATATGGAGATAATCCAACACTACTATCTAAATTTGGTATTCAAGCGACGAATGAAATAACTTTAATTATTTCTAAGGAGAGATTTGAGACTTATATTTCTCCATTGATGAAGAATGAATCAGATGTAAAACTTTCAACTCGTCCAAAAGAAGGAGATCTAATATATTTTCCATTAGGTGATCGTTTATTTGAAATTAAATATGTTGAGCACGAAAAACCATTCTATCAATTACAAAAAAATTATGTTTATGAGTTGAGATGCGAACTCTTCCGTATTGAAGATGAAGTTATCGATACTGGAATTGAAGAGATTGATAATGAGTTGATCGGAGATGATTATGATGGAACATCCGAAAGTGGTGTATCAACGATTATTGGAGTTGCACAACTTCTGTTTGTTGTTGGAACAGGAACTACTGCCACGGCAGTTACTTCACTTGTAAACAATGGTATCAGATTTATAAGACTCACTAATAGAGGAGCGGGTTATAGCACTTTACCAACAGTAGGAATTTCATCAGGTGCTGTCGGTTCAGTAACTGGAATAGGAACAGCCTCTCAAATGATAAGTGGTATAAATGTTTGCAATACAAACACACATAATAAATTAAAATCTGTTCAACAAGTAGCGATAGTTAATCCAGGAACAGGATATACTTCTGCACCCAAGATTCAATTTAGTGGTGGTGGAGGATCTGGAGCGGCTGCTACATCAGGAATTTCTACAACTGGCGGAGTTGGAGTAGTCACTGTAAGCACCTCAGGTGGAGGATATGTTAATTCTCCCACAGTAACATTCTCCACACCAAAACATGTTGGGGCAGCTGCAACTGCAGTCATTAATAGCGGAAGCGTTGTGTCTGCACCCATAAGTATTGGTTCTTCTGCCTTCCTGTTCCCTGGAGGCACCACTGGTGGAGCATTCTATAGAACTGCACCTACAGTCACTTTTGCAGCACCTACGTCAGGAGCCACAGCAACTGGTATCGCAACTATAAGATTTAATTCTCTTCATTATCAAGGAACTGTTGGCATCGGATCTACAACGATCACAGGAATTAGTACTCTTGGAGTCATTGTTGGAGATAGAGTAAGATTAGGTATTGGATATAGTGATTCTTACAATTTTATTGCAGAAAATGCATTTGTTTCTGGTATTGGTCAAAGCAGTCTTATCATGTCAACTGCTGCAACAAATGTTAGCGCAGCAACATCCGTATTTGAACTTGGAAGAGATCAATGCGGTATTGTCACTGGCATTATAATTACATCTGGTGGTAGTGGATATACTTCAGCGCCAGTAGTATCAATCTCTAATACCGTTGGTGATAAGAACTATATCGACTTCCATGCTACTTTAGGGATCGCTACAGCGACTGGTATTTCTACGCTAACCTCTGCTGGAGCGGTTGATAAAGTCTTTATCACAGATTCTGGACATGGTTATGTGATAACGCCTACGATAACAATTGAAGATCCTGCTTCAGATTCTACTGGAACGTTTAAGTTTAATGAGATTATAACTGGATCTTCAAGCGGAACAACTGCTAGAGTTAGAATTTTCAATGAGTCAACTAATCGATTAGAGGTTATGAATGTTAATGGAAGTTTCACTCAAGGAGAGACTTTAACTGGTGCTGAATCTGGAGCTCAATACGTATTCAGAAAATCAGAAACATTCCCACCACTTACCAATTTTGCAGATAATAATTCAATTGAGACCGAAGCTGATGCAATTTTAGACTTCTCTGAAGAGAACCCCTTCGGCACTCCATAAATAAAGATACTCAATAGGTGGAGTATTGTAGGTTTGACCAATGTTTGAATATTTTTACAACGAAATTTTAAGAAAGACCATCATATCTTTTGGTACTCTTTTTAATTCATTAGAGATTCAACATCAAGACTCTTCTGACAATACTACTAGTATTGTTAGAGTTCCTCTTGCGTATGGACCTACTCAAAAGTTTCTTGCAAGACTAGAACAATCTCCGGATTTAAGTAAAGGGACAGCAATGACTCTCCCTAGGATGTCATTTGAGTTTATTGGATTAACTTACGATCAATCAAGAAAGGTAACCACAACCCAACAGTTTACGGTTAAAGATCCAGATAGTGATTCTGATGTCAAAAAATCATTTATGCCAGTTCCATATAATATGCAATTTGAACTGAGCATTATGTCTAAATTGAATGATGATGCTCTGCAGATTGTAGAACAAATTCTTCCATACTTTCAACCACAATATAATTTGACAGTAAATTTGGTTGGTGCAATAAACGAAAAAAGAGATATTCCTGTTATATTAGAAAATATAACAATGCAAGATGATTATGAAGGAGATTTCTCTACTCGTAGATTTCTTCTTTATACATTGAGATTTACAGCGAAGACTTATCTGTTTGGTCCTATCTCTGCTGCGACTAAAGATATCGTCAAGAGTGCTTCTGTTTCTTACTACTCTGGAGACAGTAAGAGTACAATTAGAGATCTTACATATAGAGTTAGACCAAGAGCTATCAAAGATTACACTGGAGATGTCGTCACTAATCTTGCTGAGGATATCGATGGTCATGCAACTACGTTTAATGTAGATAGTGGATCTTCCATCACTCTCAAAAAATATATTGAAATTGGTGGCGAAGAAATGTTTGTTACCAAGATTACTGATAACAAAATCACCGTGGAAAGAGGAAAGGACGGCACAACTATTATCTCACATCTTAGAGGTGCAGAAGTCAAAGGCATTGATTATACCGCTAGAGAAGATAGTGATAGCGTAGCAGCCGGAGATGACTTTGGATTTGATGGAGATATTACATAATCATGAATAAAAAATATGATGGTCTAGACGAAGCATTTAACGTGGAGACAGAAATTGTCTCTGCTGAAAAAGAGTCGATAGAAGTTGCTAAAAGATTAAAAGTAGAAAAAGATGATATTAACAAAGACTATGACTATACTCGTGGTAATCTGTATAGTATAATTGAAAAAGGACAAGAAGCAATTAATGGTATTCTAGAACTTGCACAAGAAAGTGAAATGCCTAGAGCATATGAAGTTGCAGGCCAATTAATTAAAAATGTGGCAGATGCAACTGACAAATTAATGGACCTTCAGAAAAAGTTGAAAGATGTCAATGAAGAATCTAAAAAAGGCCCTACTAATGTAACGAATGCACTTTTTGTTGGATCTACTTCTGATCTGTCCAAATTTCTTAAGTCTCAAAATGAAGACACAGAGAAAAAATAAATATAACTATAACTGAGGTAATAATAAGTGGCATTAAAGAAGCCTTCCGATTTTTATATTAAACCTGAAGAGAAGAGTTCTTTTGATTCTTTGAAGGAAGAACTTTCTTCTTCTGAACCAAAGAAGATTGAAAAGATCTCGGAAGCTTTTAGTGCGTTTAAAAGTAATTTAAATCACATTCAATCTCTAACAGATTTTTCTTCAACTTTTGAAAGTTTCAAGGAAAATGTTGAAAAAGTTGAAACTATTTCTAATGAGATTGGTGATGTAAAAAAAGAGATTCAAACTCTAATCAAAAAAGAAGATTTAGATGATGCTATGATGGCTCATCTTTTCTTCGTGGAAGAAGCGATTGCAAAAGTTGAAGATAAAATATCAGGAGTCAACGAAGATATTGTAAGTAAAATTAGTAATGACTTTTCAGATTTATCTGAAATGGTCGATTCATTTATAAATTTTGAGGTCCCAAAATATAAAGATTTAATTTCTGAATCAGAAATTAGAATTGATAGTAGATTTATAAATCTAAAAGATTCTGTAGAAGAAAATTTTGATACGATTAGAGCAGATGTTAATAAGGAAGTTACAAATGTTTTATCAGAAGTTGAGACTATCAACCAAAATAGTCTGTCTATCATAAGAGATGAGGTTGAGAATATTGCCAATCTTGTTAATGATGATTTACCCGAATACAAAAAGTTTTTCGTTGAAACTGAATTAAGAACGGAAGAGAAAATCAGTGATGCTCAAAATATTTTTGATGAAAAAATTAATTTTATCAATCAAACATATCAGGAACGATTAGAAGAATTAAATTCCACAGTCAAAGAATTTACTAATACGGAGATTCCAAAGTACAGCAAAATGCTGGTGGAGTCCAAATTAAAATCAGAACAGGAAGTCAAAGAGTTAGAAACATCTGTCTTGAAAAAAGTTAGTGATCTAACAGAACAGATTGAGAATCTCTATAAAGTCAATAATATCAAAGAAACCGATATTGACTCTCTTTTAGAAAAAGTTCAAACAACTGTCCAAGAATCGAAAAATCAAACTGGAGAAATCTTTGAATCTTATGCAAGATTATGTAAAGATTCAAAGAAAAGAGAAGTAACAGAAGATAAGAAACTAAAAGCATTTTCTGGTAGATTAGAAAATTTTGCAGAAAAACTTGAAAAGATTGAGGAAACTACAGTTCAAGATGTTTTAGAACTTCAAGCTAATCTTGATATTAGTACATCTGCATATCATGAAAGATTGAAGAAAGAAGTTTATAAGTTTGAGGAAAATCTTGTCGATCAAATTAAAGATCTTGAGATTAACTTAAACACCAATGAAGTACATATTAAAAAGCAGAATGAGCACATTGAAAATATCAAAGAAGAAGTTCAAGATGTAATTAGCAAACTTCATATTGATTCTATTGAAGAGAAGAATCAAGCTCTTATCGAGAAAGTAAATCATATTGAAGACGTTCTTTCTAAGTTTAGCGAAAAGGCACTTCTGACTGAAGATACTCCAATTACACCAGGAAGTCCCGATACTAAGACTAATGATCCCCTCACATCATTAGACAAGAACTATGTAACTCTGAAACAACTTCAAGATCACTATAGACTTTTTATTAATAGAATCCAGGTTCAGTTGTCCTCCATCGGTGGCGGTGGCGCTGGATTTATAAAAGATCTTGCAGATGTTAGTTTTGATGAGAGTACGGGCACCAATAAACTCTTAATCTATAACGGAACAGAATGGGTTGGTATTGCTAGTACAGCACTCAGTGGAACTGGAGAGGCCACAACATTATCAAGTGACGTGAGTGGAGTTAATCTTACCCTTACTGGGAACCTAAGTGTTGGTGGCACAGTAACTTATGATGATGTCACTCATGTAGATTCTATTGGTATTGCTACTGCTAGAAGTGGTTTAGAGATTGGTGCTGGAAGTATAACCACAATAATTAAATTAGACGCTGCTACGGCAACAACCACAACAACATCAGAATCTAATATCGATACTTTTGATGCATCTATTTTCAGATCTGCACAATATCAGATACAAATAACTAGAGGATCTTTATATCATGTAACGACTTTGAATGTTTTGCACGATGGCACTGATGTTTACATGGCAGAATTTGGAACAATTAAAACAGGATCAACCCTCGCAACATTTGATGCCGACATAAATTCTGGAAACGTAAGAGTGAGAGCTACTCCTGCGTTTAGTTCATCTACAGTGTTTAAAATATCAAAAACATTGACAAAAGTATAAATAATAAGAGATTTTCTTTATTCTTATGGCGGGTTGGTCCGACAAATACAAAAAGTCAATCAACTGCGATAACCCAAAAGGGTTCTCTCAGAGAGCTCATTGTCAGGGTAAAAAGAAGAAAGTCGAAGAGGAAAAGAATCCTCGTATTCCCAGAAAACCTGGTCAACCAGCAAATTCTAAAAAGCACTCTGACCTTTACACGGATGAAAATCCAAAAGGAACGATTCATGGACTTGGGTTTAAAGATGTTGCAACCGCTAAAGCATCTGTTTCTAAAATTCGCAATTCATCAAGATCTCATGCTCACAAGATCCAGGCAGCAGTTGCTATGGAACAGAGAGCAAGAGAAATGGGTAAGACTTCGGAAGCAGCAGTCTTTAGAAAATATATCAACACAATGAAAAAGAAGACCAAAAAAATGAATGAAGGTTATGATGCCGACAGCTTTAATAAGTTGAAGGAAAAAATTGGTTCTGCTAAAAAACATCGTAAACCCGCAGTGGATGAAAAAATGGATGAGGAAAAACAAAACGGAAAATGTAAAGCAGGATCATATTACTGCTATACAGACAAAGTTTGTAAACCAATTCCAAAAGGTTTCATGGTAGATCCAAAAGGAATGCTCCGAAAGGAGAATGGTGCTTCCATCAGCGAAGAAGGTCTTCGTGACTGGTTTGGTAAGTCCAAATCAAAAGATGGTAAAGGTGGTTGGGTTAATGTCGTAACAGGTGGAACCTGTGCAAGTGACGAACCAGGGGAAGGCACACCTAAGTGTGTATCATCTGCAAAGAGAGCAAGCATGAGTAAAAAAGAAAGACTCTCTGCTGCTCGTCGTAAAAAGAAAGCAGACCCCGGACAACAATCAAAATCTAGTGCAGCAAAACCAACTTACGTATCTACTGATCCTAAGCCTAAGAAAAAAATGAACAAAGAAGAATTTGTAGCCCTACCTCTGCATATTGAAGTTCCATCTTCAATGGAAGCATTCAATGCAGGTCTGATGTTCAGGGAAAGTCTAGGAGAAGACTGTGGTATGCTTTTCGTTTTTAACGAATCAGGAGAAAAGTCATTCCACATGAAGAACACCACCATACCCCTTGATATTGCTTTTATCAACGAGGATGGTGTAATTGAAACTATTAAAGAATTAGAACCATTAAATGAGTCCTCAATCACATCTGATGCGAACGTTCTCTACGCTTTAGAAGTAAACCGTGGATGGTTTGAGGCCAATGATGTAAATGTTGGTGACAAAGTATTGAATATTGACGAAGCAAAAGACAAAAAAGGTAAAGGCAGTGGAACTAAAGATGCCTGTTACCATAAAGTCAAATCTCGCTACAGCGTATGGCCTTCAGCATATGCTTCCGGTGCCCTTGTAAAATGCCGTAAGGTGGGTGCCGCTAATTGGGGCAATAGCTCAAAGAAAGAGGGATTCTCTCCAGCACAACTTGCTGCTCTAGAATCGATTGGTGCTATTGAAATCAATGAAGCTGGTAAAAAATGCTGGAAGGGTTATAAAAAAGCGGGAACGCAAAAACTTTTTGGAAAGACATATAACCGTTGTGTAAAGGCAAACGAAGAGACCATCGAAACTGCTGATGGTAAAGCCTTCGCAGAGGTTACAGATATTGTCGGACCAGCAAATATGACTCCAGTTGTTGACACCAATGGTGTTTGGAAAGGAACGGAGGTTCAAGAAGCCGTTCGTATCCCAGCAAAAACTGGAAATATCATTGCAGTGACACTTGTCTGGAAAGGTAAGTATTACATGCTTAGAATGTTCTTCCCCTCAGCATCTAGACCCACCAGAGCAGATGTTCAATCAGAGATAGGTAAGGTTTACCCAGGTTCAAAACTATCAACTTTCACAGTTTCCGATTATGAACCCGGACAACCATTCCTCCAAGTTGCAGAAGGAGCAGCATGGACAAAAAAGGAAGGAAAAAATAAAAAAGGCGGACTCAATGAAAAAGGAAGGAAGTCTTACGAAAGAGAAAATCCAGGATCTGACCTCAAGGCACCAAGCAAAAAGGTTGGAAATCCCCGTCGCGCGTCGTTCTGCGCTAGAATGAAAGGAATGAAGGCAAAATTAACCAGTAAAAAAACTGCAAACGACCCAGATTCTAGAATCAATAAATCATTAAGAGCTTGGAACTGTTGATTAACTTATGTCTGATGATGTATATCTTGGTAATCCGAATCTAAAAAAAGCAAATACTGCTATTGAATTTACTGAAGATCAAATTGTAGAATTTGTTCGATGTAAAGATGATCCCGTTTACTTTGCAAAAAACTACGTAAAAATTGTTTCTCTTGATGAAGGTCTTGTTCCCTTCAAGCCTTATGACTTTCAAGAGAAGTTAATTAATAGATTCCATGAGAATCGATTTAACATCTGCAAAATGCCAAGGCAGACTGGTAAATCCACTACCTGTGTCTCATATCTTTTACACTATGCAATTTTTAATGATAGTGTTAATATAGGTATACTTGCAAACAAAGCAGCAACGGCAAGAGAGTTGTTAGGTAGATTACAAACTGCATACGAAAACTTGCCCAAGTGGATGCAGCAAGGCATCATGGTTTGGAACAAAGGTTCACTGGAGTTAGAGAATGGCAGTAAAATTTTGGCAGCTTCTACATCTGCGAGTGCTGTCCGAGGCATGTCGTTCAATATCCTCTTTCTCGACGAGTTCGCCTTCGTCCCTAATCACATCGCTGACTCCTTCTTTGCATCTGTTTATCCTACTATTACTTCTGGTAAAAGCACAAAAGTCATAATGGTTTCAACGCCTCACGGCATGAACCATTTCTATAGATATTGGCACGACGCAGAAAAAGGAAAGAACGAATATATCCCAACAGATGTTCACTGGTCTGAAGTTCCAGGTAGAGATGAAAAGTGGCGACAGCAGACCATTGCTAACACATCAGAGCAGCAGTTTAAGATTGAGTTTGAGTGTGAGTTCCTTGGATCTATTGACACGCTCATAGCTCCAAGT